CCACCTCGGCGGCCTCGACGTAGAGGTGCACCGTGTCATCGGGGAATCGATACGGCGTGATCCTGAGCACGTGGTTGTGGTCGACCAGCACCGTCCCGAGCGGCTCGGGATAACCAGCGAACCCGCGCCCCCGCATCGCCTCGCGCTCACGGTCGATCGCGGCGTGTGCTGCGGCGATCGTCACGACTTCACTCCGATCATCGTTCCTCCTTCGGCGGGAGCGGCGTGCTCCTCGCGATCGCGTCGACCTCGTGGAGGCCGGTGTCGTCGCGCTCGTCCTCGTCCTCGTCGTCGACCGGCGAGTCGAGGCGCCATCGCTCGGCGACGCGCACCGCGAGACGCGATGTGCGGTGCTCCACCGCAGCAACACGCCTGTCGCACTCCTCGCGGTCGTGCCGGCGCTGCTCTTCATGCGCCCGCCGGTCGGCCGCACGGCCATCCTCGCAGGCGCGGGTCTCCCGCTCCACGCGCTCGAGCCGCTCCCAGAGCCGCTCCTCAGTCCGCTCCTCACGGTGCGCCTCGACCCGCATGCGCGCGAGCTCGATCCGCTCGTCGTGGATGATCTTGGACCGCTCCACATCGGCGCCCGTCTGGAGCTCTGCGACCTCGATGTCTGCGCGGAGCTGCGCGCTCTGCTGCCGGCCCTTGAGCCAGTGCCTCAGCGTGCGACTGAGCGAGGGCACGGCGTAGCGGACCGCGCCCACGAGCACGAGCGTACCCGCGCTGCCGCCGGCTGCCGTCGTCAGGAGATCCGTCAGGTCCACGGTCATTGCTCCCACAGCCGCATCGCGGCCTGCTCGATCGCGCGCTGCTCGGTGTCGCAGTGCATCGGATCGGCGGGGTAGTGCACGACGCATTGCTCCGAGCCGCCCGCGCGGAGGCGCACGAGGTAGGCGTCGGTGCCCGCGACGTCGTGGACCCACGCCGCGCGGAGCTGGTGCGCCAGCTCGTGGATCACGAGGCTGTGGTGCACGCTCCCGCCGCCGCTCTCCGAAAGGTAGATCATCGTGTGCATCGGCGCGCCGAGGTAGGGCGCCGTGGTCCAGGAGCACCCCATCACAGGCTGCTCGGGCGGCCTCGCGCACCACGCGGTCACGTCCGCTTGCGGCGCCAAGTAGACGTCGATCGGTCGAGTGAGCCACGCGCGCGGGACCTCGCGGCCCGCCTCGCTCCACGCGGTGAGGAGCGCGTCGCGGGCGTCCATCTCCGAGGCGGACGGCGCGCGCAGCGGGCTCGGGAGGTTGGTGCACGCGACGATGCACATCGCGGCCGAGAGCAGCGGAGAGAATCGAGCGCGCATCGTGGTCACTCCTCGCCTTCGGGGATCGGAACACCGGTCGTGCTGCCTGCGGCGCCGTCGCGCGGCGCGACCTGCGTCCACGCCTCGGTCTGTCCGGGGAGCGACGTCATGATCGCCCACCCACGATTCGTGACGAGCCAGTCGATCCACTCTCCGAGCGTGCGCGTCGTCGCGCCTCGCGTGATGCGGCGTCTGAGCATGCCCGCGGGCGGGTCGTCGACGACCAGCGCGACGACGCCGTGTAGAGCCGCGGCGCCCGTGTCGTCGTGGATGTACGCGACGAAGAGCGTCTCCGTATAGGGCGGGCTGCCGCCGCGTCGGATCTGCACTCCCGGCTCGTCGGCCGCGTGGGCGCGCGGGTAGCCGTAGAGCACGTCGAGCGCGGCCCACAGCTCGCGAGCGTAGCCTCGGTCCGTCGCAGTGGCGGGTGCGAGAAGCGCGCGCATCACGGCCCCCATGCGGTGGCGACGAGAGATTCGATCGTGGCCAGCGCGGTCAGTGCGTCTCCGCTCCACGCCCCTGAGTGGGCGAAGCGGCCGACAAACGAGATTGCACCGGTGAGGTTGCTTCCGGCGTGGCGGGCGCCGATGTGGATGTCCTGCGAGCCGATGCCTGTGGTGTTGTCGCTGTTGTTGGGCCGCGACGACGTCACGTTGCTCCCGTTGTGGCGGATCTCGGTTTCGTTCGTGGACAGCGCCGCGTCGAAGGTTCCCGTCACTACCCCGGGGGTCGTCATCGGGTAGGTGCCGGCCGCGCTTCGGGCTCGCGAGGCCAAGGATCCTGCTCCTACGAACCCATCGGCGTAGACGTCCAGATCTCCGGCGGCACCCGCATTGACAAAAAGAATGAGCGCGGTGGTGGTGATGTCGCCGATGGCAGCGGGGCACCGGGGCGCCGTGTCCGAGTCGGAGAAGAACGCCATGAGCGCCTCGGCCGTCGCGGCGCCCGGGTCGATCGCGCCCGTGACAGCATAGTCGCCCCCGTCCGCAAGCACACCCGGCTTGCCGTTGTTCGCGGTCGCGGAGTAGGTGAGGCGCGCGCTGTCCGTGGCCTGCGTAGCGTCGGAGCCCGTGCCCCAGTTTGCCCAGTCGGCGACCTTCCCGGACAAGAGAGTCAGATCGAGATCGGAGCGCCGGACCGGGAAGAGCCCCAGGCTGGCGATGCTCGCAGCGGTCGCGACCTCAATGATCTTGGTCATGAGGTCGACCGCAACCGTGTCGGACGCGACCTGCGAGCCCGTGGTGCCGTCGGGGATCTCGTACAGGATCGCGTCGTAGCCCTCGTCGCCGAGGACGTAGACGTACGCCTCGACCGTCGCCTCGTCGCCCGCGACGACCTCGACGCCGTTGACCTTGAGCGAGTAGGTCAGCGTCGGCGATCCGCTCCACGTGCCGGCGGTGATCGCCGGTGACGCGCCCGCGTACGCCTCGCCGAGCACGGGGGCGGACGTGTTGGTGGGCCCGCCCCCACCTCCGCCGCTCCCCGACCTCCGCCCGCGCCCCCCGAGCGAACGCCGCCGCATCGCGCGCTCGACCACGCGCGGATCGACGCCGCGCAGGCGCAGGCCGCGATCGTGGAGCGCGATCGCGGCGTCGAGCTCGTCGGGGTGATGGAGCACGCGTCAACTCGCCTTGAAGGCGACTCCGTTGCCTGACCCGTTGCCGAAGAGGTGCACGTACGTCGCACCGTCCGGCACGACGAAGTCGTGGATGCCGGCGGGGAGCTGAGGGTTCGTGGCGATCGCCGCGTCGCCCACGCCCTTCGCGTTCACATGGGCGACCGCGTCGACGATGATCACGACCCAGTCGCCCGGCTCGAACGGGCCAAACGCGACCGTCGCGGAGATGTCGGCCCATGCCGTGTTGTCGACGGGGAGCAGACGCACGTTCGCGCTCGCGAGCGCACCGTCTCGGCCTTGGGCATCGAGCGACATGGAGACCTCCGGCGGGCGAGCCCGCGAGTCAGACCGAGCGAGGCCCGAGCGGAAAGCTCGCGCCGACGATCCCGGTGACGTAGTAGGTGGAGCCGGACGCGTTTGTGATCACGAGCGCGCCGTCGGTGGAGCGCACGCGGATCTGGACGCCGCTGGCGCCGCTCGCGATCACGATGCCGTAGCCAAGGTCGGCGAGAGCGCCGCTCGATCCGGGCCCCGTGTACCTGCCCGCGCGCCAGCTCGACGCGGTGTTGTGCGACGCCTCGCTCGCGCCGCCAGCACCGATCGCGACGCTGGCCTCGCGGCCTCCGCCCCAAACGATGCGGTCGCGCCAGTCGATCGAGTCGTCGATCACGTGCTCGGTCGCGGTGGGCACGGCCGCGTAGAAGTAGCGCCACGGCATGCCCGCCGCGGGCTGCCGGACCGGGTCCTCGCGCACGGTCCAGCGCTCGGGGATGCCGAGCGCGTCGAGCTTGGCGCCGAGCGGGAAGGCGTCGGACTCGGCGCCGTACACGCCGCGCACTTGGCCGAGCATCGAGCGGTCCTGCATCCCGTTGAGCACGTGGGGCTCGATCGTGTCACCGAGGCTGACCGTGATCGTCGGGTGCGAGCCCGGCGTCGAGTGCTCACCGAGCTGCTCGGACGCGAGGATCACGAGCGCGTAGCTCGCGAAGCTCGAGTCGGCGTCGCTCGTGTGCCGGTAGAGGCGGAGCGATCCGTCGGACGACGAGGCGAAGATCCTGACAACGTCGCTATCCCACGTCGTCTGGTAGCCATGGAGAGTGGCGCCGCTGCCCGCCGCGCGCCCCGATCCGGTGTAGCCCGCGGCGAGCGCGTTGCCGTCGATCACCCCGTCTGCCGGTCGGAGCAGGTTGTCGTTCGGGTTGCCCGGGTAGCTCGGACCGTCGTAGCTCGCGCTCCAATCGTCCGGCTGCGCGACGAAGGCGGCGACAAGCATCGTGCGGTCGCGCCAGTCCGCCTCGGTGTCGAGCACGACCTCGTCGCCGACGTCGACGTTGACGACCCACGCAACGCGGTGGAGTCCCCCGTCGCCCGGGTAGTTCGCGAGCGACCAGTTGCTCGACTTGCGCGGCAGAGCCCGGTCGATGAGGTCGTTCCAAAACGTCTCGGCGACCGAGCCCATGTCCTCGCCGTCGGTGAACGTGTAGAGGAGAGCCACGCGTTGTCACCGCTTCCCGAGGTCGGGCGAGCCGACGCACACGCCGACGATGGACACTTCGGACGCCGTCCGGTTGGAAAACCACAAGCGGCCGTCGCCCGACGCCGCGAAGAGGTGGAGGTCCGTTGCGAAGGTCCAGTAATCGCCGCTCGGCGTCCCGGCCCCGCCGTCGAGGGTGGACCACAGACCGCTGACCCCGGTGCTCGTCCCGATCGTCGTGTCGCTCGCCTGTCCCGGCCGCATGTCCGTGCCGGGATCGGAGTAGCGCAGCGCCGTCAGTACGTAGCGGTCGAGCCAGTTTCGTGAGTCGTCGATCAGCACGACGCTGGCTGCGGCGACGGTGTGGGCGAAGTGGATGATCGCCATGTCGTCGCCGGCCGCGGTGTAGGCGTCCGCAACGTCCGCGCCCGCGGCGGCCTGCATGAGCGTGAGGTCTTGGAGCGCGTTGAGGTCCTCGGCGTCGAGGCGCACGAGGCCGGCGTACTCACGGTGCCGGTTCGCGGGCTCGCGGATCTCATAGGTCGTCGCGTCCTGGGGCCGCAGCGCCCATCGGCCGAGCGCCGGATCGGTGACGCCGAGCGTGCCCCACTTCGGGCCGAGTTGCTCGAAGAGCCTGGACTGCGCCGCTGCGGGAGAGCTCGTGGTGTCAACCGACCGGAAGCCGGGCACGGGGTGCAGCCGCGCTGGGAGCTGGCGCCAGAGGATTCGCGCGACCGATCGGCGCGTCGCTGGGTCGTCGAGCTCGGTCGCGTCGAGTTGGACGCCAATGTGCCAGATCATCGAGTCGAGCGCGGCGCTCGCTTCGATCTCGCTCTGGGTGTTCGCGACGACCGACGCGAGCGGCGCGACCGACGCGAGCACGGCCTCCAGCCGCTCGGCCGATGCGCCGGCTTGTGCACGCGTTGCGGCAACGAGCCGTTCTTGGCGCTCTTCGATCGAGCGCGACGCGTCGTTGGGCAGGCGCATGGCCTGCTCCCACTCGGGGAGTAGCTCGGTGGTGCGGTCGACGAGGGCCTGCGCCATCGCCCGATCGATCGCGACGCGGCCGATCCACAGCGCGTACGCGTACGCCTCGAGCTCGGTGACCCTCGGCCCGTCCGGGTCGCTCGAGTAGCCGTCGGGGAGCAGACGCTGGAGCAGCGCGAGGTAGTCCGCCGGGGTCGCGCCCCCGAACGGGACCGCAAGGGGCCAGGTCATCGGGTCCCGGTGAGCGCGACGTAGTCTACGCTCATGCTGTCCGCGCCGGCCGCGTAGGTACAGGCCAGGAGGGCGGCGAGCGGGTCGGCGCCCTGCGGCACCGCGTCGGAGGCCAGCGGCGCGGCGAGCTCGCAGAGCACGTCGTCGATGTAGATCGACACGGCGCCGTCGGAGAGGAGCATGCGGATCTCGACCACTCCACCGGCCGATGGGGTGACGTTCGTCACCGCCTGAGTGTCGTCGTTGCCGCCGGCCGCGCTGATGGCGTAGACCTCCCATGCGCCGCCGACGGTGGTCTGCAAGGCGACCTGCGAGCCGTAGGCGACGTCGGAGAGGCTGACCGCTGCGACAGCCGAGGCGAGTGTGACGGGGAGCTTGACGCGGGCGCGGAGCTCGACGGGGCCATGCGTCGACAGGACCATGAGATTCTGGCGACTCTGAAGGAAGGCGTAACCAGCTCCCGCGCCCACGGAGAGCTTGCGCCAGCCGAACCCGCTCGCGGGCGCACTCGCCGCATCGGTGATGCCGTCATCGGAGCCCGTGCCCGAGACGAGGATCTCCCACGGCCCCTCGGCGTGGCTATTGAGCGCGGCGAAGTCGTCGAAGAAACCGAATCGATCCGACGACGCGGCAAGGATCATGTCCTCGAGCGTGCCCGGCTGCGAGCCGTCGTTGATGCCTAGCCGCTCCGCGATCGCGACGATGGCTGCCGCCGCTGCGTTCCAGTCGCTCGCAGCGATGGAATGGACGTTGTCGGCCGCCGCCGCCTCGTCGACCTTGGTGGGTCCGAGCGATCCGGTCGTGCGCGTCGGGATTGCGGTGAGTCCGGCCATGGGGTGCTCCTCAGACCGCGGCGGTGGTGAGCCGGATCGTCAACTGCCCGAGGGCGAGCCGCGTCAGGGTGGCGGGGAATTGGTCGGTGGCCGGCGAAGTGATCGCCACGTCGCGTACGCCCGCGACCGCCATCACGACGGCGTCAACGCGTGCGAGCGGGAGCTCGTCGGAGTAGGCGTCGGCGGGCGACGGGTGCCGCGTCGAGGGGTCCGTGTCGCCGGGTCCGAGCGTGTCGAACAAGTCCGTGAACGCGTCGATCAGGGCCTGCGCGTTCGGGCCACCCGGATAGACGAGGACGCTCGCCGTCGGGAAGTCGGGGAGGTCCGCGCCAAGCACGAGCCGGTAGGGGGCAACCTTCTTGCCGGTGACCGCTCGTTGGAAGAGTCGCGGGGCCTTCGTGCCGGCTTTGACAAGCACGCGGTCGCCTACCTCGATCCCCGTGGGGTCGGAGATCACGGACACTTCGGACACCGACGGCTGCGATGCGCTCGTGGTGATCGAATTGCTGAAATCGGGCTCGTACCCGGTGCCCACCTGCACGCTCACGTCGACGGCGATCGGCGTCGCGTCCGCGAGCTGTCGTACGAGGATGTCGTCCTGGAACGACGCCTGCGACTCGATCCGCGTCTGCACGAGGTCGTTGACGGCGGTCCCGGTGACGCGCGCGCCTGCCACGCCCATAGGCACGACGTCGACGGTGCCGAGTCCGCGGTAGGCCGGGTAGACGAATGCGTCATCGAGCCGCACGTCCGGCGTCTCGCGCGCCCACTGGCGGAAGTCCTCGCGGTTGCCCGCGCCGGGGCGCTCGGCGAGCCACGCGAGCACACGCGCACGGAGCTCTTCGTCGGTCTCGAGGTCGCCGCCGCCGCTCATCTCGAGCACGATCGGATCCTCGGTCACGCCCGCGGGCGCCGAGTCGAAGGGAAGCACGTCGCCCGGCTCGAGGTTGCCTGCGGCGCCTGTGGCGCTCGCCTCGACGAGGACGATCACGCCCGCGAGCGGGTCGACGTTGACGCCGCTCGAGGGAACGGCGACGAGCGGACGGTAGAGGTCGACCGCGACCGGCGTGCCGGTGTCCGGGAGAATCGCCTTGACCGCGCTCGGGTCGTAGCCGGTGACGGTGAGCAGGTCGCCCACCGCGATGGAGCTCGCGTCCGCGTTGAGGATCAGCCGCGAGAGCGAGGTCCCCGGCGCGATCGTCTTGGTCGCCCACGCGGGGAGCGCGGTGATCGCGCTCGCGGTCACCGCGAAGGCGCCTCCGCCCGCGTGCGTGAGGGTGAGCCCGCTCGCGATCGAGATGAGCGCGGCGCCTTGAACGAGCAACTTGCCCGACGCCTTGGCCGGCTGAAGTCGCGTGAGCTGTCGGATCGCCGCGTGCGCGTCGAGGAACTTCTTCTCTGCGGTGCTCGGGAGCACCTGCTGGACGAGGTACTGCGCCGCCGCCTGGTCGCCGTGCACGACCGTCGCGGTCGCGGTCGCGAGCATCCAATAGTCCGAGTAGCGCGCGGCGTTGGCCCCTGGCACGCGTCCGCGGATGTGCGCGAGGACGATGTCCCGGAGCTCGTCGCGGGTGTAGACAGACAACGCCAAGGGTCTGCCTCCTCAGGTGATCGGGACGGTGACGGGCACCGTCTCCGCGCGCTGCGCGCGGTTCGTGTAGGTGACCGTGACGAGCAACGCTTGGTGCGCCTCATCGAGTTCGACTTTGAAGCTCGGCGAGACGACCTCGCCCCGATCGATCAAGTGCTGAATCGCCTCGCGCGCGTACGCCATCGCGAGCCGATCGGCGCCGGGCACGAGCTTCTTGATCGTGTGGAGCCGGCTTCCGAACTCGGGCGTCGCGCCGGCCGATCCTCGGCGCGAGCGGATCGCGAGCACGACCTCAGACGCAACGGTCGTGTCTTCGGTGGGCGCGCCGTTCGCGAGGATGTAGTCCCCCGTCTCAGGATCAATGTACCGCGATCGAGTCGCCATGCGGCCCCCTTCGGGGCCACGTGGGCCCGCGCGCTACAAACCGGCGGCGGCGTCGGCGCCGGGGACGATGCAGAGGTGGCAGCCGTCGGCGCAACGCGCCCACGAGCCGCCGTAGAGGCCGCAGTGCTTGTAGTGCTCGACCGACTGCGCGCAGAAGAACGGGTCCGGGCGCTCCCACGGCGAGTAGTCCACCGCGACGCACTCGGGCGCATCCTCGGGTCCTGCGTCGGAGAGCGGCTCGAGCGGGCAGCCGCATCCGAGGATGACGAAGAGCGTGGCGAGAATGGCGAGGTGGCGCATGGGTTCAACCTCGCGATGCGGTAAGAAGGCGCTAGTCACACGCGTTCGGCCCGATGTGACTGGCTACTCCGAGAGGACGTTCCCCGAGCCGAGCGTTCCGGGATCGCTGAGCGGGCTCGCGGGCGCTCCCGAGCTGCCGGAGCCGACGGTCACGGCCGTGTGCACGTGAGTGAGGAACTCGCTCCGAAGTGTCGAGAACGCACCCTCAACGTCCTCGCGGTAGGCGACATGCTTCGTTGCGCCGCCGTCCCCGAGGTAGACGTTGTCGGCCGCCACGACGACGGTGTCCCCCGTGATCGTGATCGTCCCGTCGGCCGCGAGGCTCACACGGGCTTGTTCCGTGCCGTCCTTGCCGAGCGCAGCGAGGATCACTTCGCCCGCGGCGGGCTCGACCTGCCATCGCCGATCCTTGGTCGCGATGACGATCCGCTCGTCGCCCCAGCGCCAGAGGATGCCCTCGCAGCGGCCGGCGTCGTCGGGGTCGGGCGGGCGGTACATGAGCGGGGCGTGCCCGTAGAGCTCGGAGTCGGGCACCTCTTCGTTGCCGCCGTCCGGGTCGATGTCGCCGCGGATCGACACAAGGACGTCAAGGGTGTCGGCGGCGATCGAAGTCGCGGTTACAAGGCAGACGTCGAGGAGCGCCTCCATCCCCTCAGTGAGTACGTTTTTCCATCCCATGGGTCCTCAGAGAACGAGCGCGCCCGATGGCACGAGCCGGAGACGCGTCATCGATCCTTGATCGCGCGACTTCATGAACGTGCGCTTGGTAACGTACCAGGCCGCGGAGACGCCGAGGATCTCGTCCTCGACCGCGGCCATGGTGTCGACGGCGAAGAGGTAGTGCCCAAGCCCGTGGTTCGGGAGCTCGAGATCGAGCACCTCGGAGTCGGCGAGGCGGGCGTGCATCTCGCGCAGCGCGCGCCGCATGGCTTCTTGCTCGGTGCGGATGCTGGCATCGTGCACGAGCATGCGCCGGAGGAAGGGGACGCGGTCGTCGGCAACGACGACGCGAATGGCCTCGCGTGCCGGGATGTGCTCGGCGTAGAGGTCCTCTTCGATCGACGATGTAGGCGCCATGGGGACGGTGACGCGACCGCCCGGATCGGTGAACCGACTCGAGATGACGGCGCCCTCGCGACCCGCACGTCCCTGCACCACGACTTCGGAGAGCCGGTTGGAGTCGTCGATGCGGCGCGAGCCGGAGAGGATCGTGTTCGGGTCGTCGCCCTGGCTCACGAACCGCCGCACGAGCCGATAGAGCGGACGCTGATCGTAGCGGGGGGAGCTGACGACGAGGCGGCCTCGTGGGTCCATCCACATCATCACGCCGAGCCGCGTCGCGAGCCGGGAGAGGTACTCCCAGATGCTCTCGCCGGCCTTCGGCGATGCCTGGCGCTGGGTCAGGCGGCGGACGTCGCTCCCGAGGAGCTGGTTCGACGTCCGGCGGCGAGCGCGCGGGTCGGCGGTCACGCCGGCCGCCTCGTCGAGGGGTGTCCCGCTGCGCTCCGCGCGCCGCCTGAGCGCGCGCGAGAAGGCAGCGGGGTTGAGGCCCTGCGCCCTCGCCTCTTCGGACTGTAGCTGCTCCGTGGACGTCAGCATGTGGCGCCCCGTGAAGATGTCGCGGGAGCCGGTACCGTCGGTGAGCACCTCGAGTCCCCACGGCTCGACTGCGGCCTCTACCAGGTCGACGAAGCCCGCGCCCTCGGCGCGGAGTAGCCCGGGAGGCACGGTCGAGTCGACGAGGTAGGCGCCATGGTCGCGCCCGGTGACGCGGAGCACGGTGCCCTTGTGGCGGTCGTTCGAAATGTCGATCTCGTCGATGCGGCCAGAGAGCTGGAGGTAGCGATCGCGTCGCTGCCCGCTCACGTCGTCGCCCACGTAGAGCCGTACGAGGGAGCCTGGGGAGAGCTGCGCGCGGTACTCCCGGAAGCGGTCTTGCGCGACGCGATTGGGTCCAGCGCCGACCTCGACCGTCAACGAGAACGCGTCGGCGGGTTGGAGCAGGTCGGAGTCGACCGAGTACTCGGTCCACGTGTCTAGCCGCTCGACGCCGACCTCGAGCGAGACGTAGTCAGCGGAGCGGGTCATGCAGCGAGCACCACGAGCGCGGTGCCGGCCGGGATGAAGAGCGGCGTCGCGCTCGGGTTGCGCTGGAGGATCTCGTCGGCCCGATCGGGCGTGCCGTAGAGCGACGAGCTGATCTCATAGACGCTCTGAGACGTCGCAAGCGTGTGCGCGACGAGGGGCGGCGTCTTGATCACCGCGGCCTCGCCGAGCGCGGTGAGCGACGCCGCGAGGCGTGCGATCGAGTGCAGCGTGTAGACCCCGCTCGGGCCCTGGAGAGCCGGGAGGTTCGCGGCGATGTCGAGGCGCGTCCGGAGGTTGTCGACACGCGAGGCGACGTCGGCCGCGCTCGCGATGCCGTCATCGAGACCCTCGACGAATCGGGTCACCTGCGTGGACCACAACTCGCCCGAGACGTAGTCCTGCTCGTCAACGCTGAGCGGCACGCCGGCCGCCGCGAAGTCGTACTCGAGGTCCGCCTCCGCGAGACCGAAGTCATCGAGGTCAGTCGCATGCGTCTCCGCGTCGCGCTGGGCATCGCGCGCGTCCGTGCGGAAGACGATGTCGTCGTGCGAGACCTCTTCGATCGAGATCCGAAGGATGCCTCCGTCGCGCTTGTCCGCGCTCTGGATCCACTGCCACTTCGTGACCTTGGCGTTGAGCGGCCCGTACTCCTGATCGACGTACTCCGCCTCGCCCTGCGTCGTCGGATGGTCGAACGCGCCGCGCAGCGCCTCGTAGGTCGCCGGGTAGTGGTCGGGGTCGACGCCGTGGAAGAGCGGGACCTCGAGCTCGAACGTGAGCGGCTCGCGCCCGAGGTCCTCGCCGCCCTGTCCGGCGCGATTCGGGTAGCGCCTCCCGACCCACGCACGACCCCCGCCGACGGTGCGCGATGACACGGGGAACGAGACGCCGTCGAAGCTCGACGGCTGCAAGTATTCTTCCCAGGTCGCCATGGGTCACCGCCCTCGCTCGCGCGGGCTCTGCGTGCGGGTGGGGGTCTCGACGACGGGGGTGGCCCCGCCGCTCACCACTCGTACGTCGAGGGGTCCCTCGCGAAGCGCCTCGCGCACCCCGGCGGCGACGTCGGCCTTCATGCCCGTGAGCTGTGCCGTCGCGTTGTCGGCACCCTTGATGTTGCCGGCCGCTTCGCGGCGCCTCCGCTCTTCGAGGAGCGCGCCGCTGATGACACCCTCATGGCCAGTGGCCCCGATCAGGTCGGGGCCCGTCGGCCGTTGCCCATTCCCCTCCCAAAACGAACCCTGGAGCGCTTGAGCGGCCGAGACGGCGGTGTCCGACTCGGCAAGCCACTGCCCGAGACGGCCTCGGTGCCGCATCGATTCAGCGATCCCGAGCCCACCCACGGCCTCTGCGCTTCGGCCCCGTTCACCCCGGATGCCCTCATCCATGCCGCGGATCGCCTCGGTCTGCGCCGCATAAGCTCCCGTGGCATGGACGGCCTGGAGTCCGCGTGCCCGGAAGGCGCCGCCCGCTTCCACGCTCACCCCTTGGAGCTCGCGCATGTCCGCGTTGTCGGCGACCCCGCGCTGCTCATCGCGACGGCGCGCGATGATCGCGCCGAGCGCGGTCACCGCGGTCTGCGGGAGCCCCTCGACGCGGCCAAGGTCCTCGGCGGTGATCCCCGAGTCGGCCAGCGCCTCGTAGTAGCCGGTGAGGTCGAGTTGTCCGCTCGCGTCGCGGTAGTTTCCGAGCTGGACGCCTCCGCGCGCGGAGTACGTCTGGACGCCGCGCACACGTCGGTGGCTCAGCGTTCCGCCCGATGCCGCGGCGAGGCGTGCCTGGACGTTCGGGTCGGAGATCGCGCCGATCAACGCACGGTTGGCCGTCGCGCTCTCGGCGGTGTTGAGGCCGCTCGATCGGACCACGTTCGCTTGCGCCACGAATTGTCGATAGAGCGTCTCAGCGTCGGCGGTCTGATTCGGATCGACGACCTGTCGGAAGACGCCGAACTGCCCCGCAAACTCGCCCGCGAGCGCTTCGGGGGAAAGCGCTCCCTGCAAGCCTCCCTGCGCGGTGATGTCGAGGATCTTGTCGACGTCGATGTCGCCGAGTTGCTGACGCACGGTGCCAGCGAAACGCGCGAGCTCCTCCATGCTGGCGCCGGTACGCTTCGACTCGTCGGCGAGTGCGCGAAGATTATCGCGGCCGAAGTCGAACGCCGAGAACTCCTCTTGCATGAGGGCGAGCGCGTCGAGCAACTGCCCCGGCTCAACGTTGGTGGCCTGCGCCACGCCGAGGATCTCCTCGCGCAGCGCGGCGGCAGAGCGGCCCTGTTCCTCGAACGACTGGCCCTGGAAGAACTCACCTTGCGACCGCGCGAGGTTGAGGTTGAAGTCTTGCGCGCTGACGGTCCGCTCGCCGATGTCCTGGACCCCAGCATGGGCGCCCACGGCCTGGCGGAGGGCCGCCTGTTGCTGTACGAAGGCGGCAAATCCCTGTTGGAGCGCGGCGACCACGCCAGCGGCGAGGGATGCCCCGGCGACGGCCCCGCCGAGGCCGCCGCCGACAAGACCGCGCTCGGCCATCTGGCCCGTTCGACGATCGCGCCTCTCCTGCTCCCGAGCGGTCCGATCGAACTCGCGGCGGCGCGCCATCTCGGCCTTGCGCTGCTCGCGAGCGATCGTGTCGATCGCGCGCTTCGCGGCGACAGCGCGGGCGCGCTCCGCCTTGGTCGCCTCAGCCGCAGTCTTCTTCAGCGCCGCTTGCTTTTCGCGCTCGGCCCGGCGGACGTCGGCCACCATCTCGCGCTGCGCGCGCTGCGTCGCCGTGCGCGTCGTGCGCTGGGCCTCGCGCGCCTTCGCCGCGGTGCCTTCGATGGCCGCTTTGACCTGCGACGCGCCCGTGAAACGCAGGCGCGCGTTGAGCGTGCGGTCAGCCACGGGGATCCTCCGGCACGGGGTTCTTCAACTCGCCGAGCATCATCCCCGCCCACCAGACCTGTTCGTCGGTCAGGTCGAGCGCACAGCCGACGCCAAAGTAAGGCACAAGGATCGCAGCGTGTCGGAGCCGCAGTCGGCCAAGTAGGCCCGCGCGTCGTGCTCTTTTCCCAAGGCCTCTGCGAGCTCCTTCACGCCAGCCGCGTCGAGGTGGCGGAACGGGCTGACGAAGACCTGGTGCTCTGAGTAGAGGTCGCAGAGGCTCCGCACCATCTCCGCGTCGAGCTCGCGCACGGCCGCGTCGCTCGCGAAGAACGCCGACTCGCGGTCCGCCGCGTCCACGAACGCCCGCCAGATGATCTGGCGACGCGTCTCGCGCTCGAGGAAGTCCGGATCGATGTCCATCTTCGCGCCGCGCTTCTCGACGTAGCGCTGCGCCTCGAGACGGCAATCGTCGATCTCCTGATCGGAGAGCACGCGCACGCCGACCTCGATCTCATGCGCGAACGGCATCGAGTAGACGCGCACGGCCTTTCGGCCGCGCAGCATCTCTTGCACGCGTGCGTCGGCGAAGGTCGCCATCAGCGACTGCCGACGGGCGCGCCGCGGAACTCGTAGGAGGTGTTGGCCACCGCACCGGTCGAGCGGCTCGACTCGTGGCTCTGGATCTTGCCCTCGGCGGTGCGCCGCTTGTCGCCGTCCTTGAAAACGAAGCGCACGGTGCGGTCGCCCGCGAGCACGGCGTGGAAGTCCACCTCGTAGCCCGCCTTCGGGATCGCGGTGGTGAACGAGATCACGACGCGACGAGGACCCTTGCTCTGGCCCGTGAAGCCCTTTTGCATGGTGTCCACGTCGTTGTTGTTGCTCTCGAGGCGGTAGCTGCACTCGGTGATCTCGGCGAGCAGCCGGCCCCCGTAGTACAGCTCGCCTGCGCCTTCGTAGTCGCCAAAGCTCATGGGTCAGGTCCCTTCGGTGGCGGCCGGCGTCAGCCGACCTGTTGCACGCCCGCAGCGAACTGGTAGGCGCCCTCGACGACGTCGCAGGGGATGAGCGCGTTGACGCGACCGTCCGGGCTCGCGGCGATCTCGACGACGAGGTTCGGGAGTTGGAGGTCGACGTTGACGAGCATCTGCGGCTCGAGCGCCTTGAGCTCCGCGTAGATGCCGTCCTTGATCGTGCTCGGCGTCGCGACGCCGGGAGGCGGCGGCTCACCGTCCGCATCGTCGGGCGCGAGCTTGCCGGCGACCTGGACGAACGAACTCCACCAGCTCTCGAGCTGGTCGGCCACGTAGTCGGGCACGGTGACCTTGCTCGTGTCGAGCACCGCGTAGTTCGGCGCGCCCGTGGTGTCCTGCGAGCGGCTCGTGACCGAGCGGAGGATGTAGGCGTTGCCCGCGTTGTCGAGGCTCACGGGCGTGATCCCGTTGTCGAGCGCGCTCTTGAGCTCGCTCGAGATCGGGCGGTCCGCGGTGGCGTACTGCGGCCGAAGCCCGCCGAGCACGGTCCCGTGCGGCTGCGACATCGGCGCCGCGGGGTCCGCTCCCTCGAGACCGGCGCGCGTCGACGCGACGGCCGCGGCGACCACGCTCGGCTCGTCGTCGGCGTTGTAGTGCCAGGCGACCTGGACGCGCGCGGCGTTGATGCCGGTGGCCAGCGTGATCGCGTTCGCGAGCGTGTCCTTGGTGCCGCACACGACCTGTTGACGGCGGCCCTCGGTGGGCGCCGCGTTGTCGTTCACGTGCGTCTTCCAGAGGCCGACGGTCACGGCGTCGTCGTGCGCGACCGCGATCAGGTGGTAGCGCTCGGGGTCGATGGCCGCGAGGGCGGTCGTGATCGTGTCGACGGTGGCGCCGCTCGCGAGGTAGCGGGGCGACCCGTGCGCGATCGCGAGGCCGGTGGCCGTTCCGCTCGAGCGGATCGAGATGTTGTTGCCGCGCGTGCCCTTCGTCTTCGCGGTGACGGTGACGGTGCCGGCGCCGTTCGAGGCGGTGACCGGGAGGTCGGGGAGATCGTTGATCGCATCGGCGACGAGGCCACCCGCGACGGTCGCGCTCGAGCCCGACGGGATGGCGACGTCGATCCGCTCGCCGCGGATGTAGAGCGTGACGCTCCCGTCCGCGGTGCTCGGCCCGCTCGAGAAGATGAGCGTCGCATCGCTCGCCGCGGTGCCCGCCCCCGGCTCGGCGAGCGGCACGGCGAAGAGCGTCACGCCGCGGTAGGCGCGCAGCGCGGAGCGCACCATGAGGTGGAGCTCCGACCCCTGGCCGAAGAGGTCGACGGCGTCGGCCTCGCTGTAGACCGCGACGGGGGTGTCCGCGGTCGCGCTCCCCGCCGAGGTCTCGTGCCCGCAGAGGAGCACCTTGCGCGGAGCGTCGCCCGCGCTGGAGATCCCCACGCCGAGTTGCACCTCGATGTAGGAGCCAGGGATGCGGTTGCTCGTGTCGAGCACGCTGGTGATCGTCATGATCAGCGCTCCTCACGCGCGGGAGCCGCGCTCTTCTTCGAAGCGGGCGGAGTCGCCTCGCGGAGGTCGCCGCGCAGGAGAGCCCGGCGCACGTAGGGCGTGGACGGCACCGACACCGGGCCCACGCTCACGTAGGCGAGGCCCTCGGGGACGCGGTGCACGATGTCGGAGTCCGGCGTGCCCGCCGGCGCCTTGGCCATGCCGAAGAAGCGGCCGCGGAAGCCGGGGACGGGGCACAGACGGCCCGGCACCGCCTCCACGAGATGAGTGGGGGGCATGGGAGCTCCTAGGGTTCTGGAGGCGGCGCAGCGCGCCGCGTGAGTCAGTTGGGCGTGTCGGACGGGCCGAGCACGATCCCGAGGATGCGCAGCGCCATCCGGAGGATGACGAGCGCTCCGAGGGCGCCGAAGACCGCGCCGCCCGCGAAGGCGACAACGAGGCTCTCTGGCGTCACTCGTGGACTTCCGAGGCGAAGGTGTCGCCGGTCCCGTCGATGGCCATGTGCTCGTCGACGGGGAGGTCGATCGCGTAGACCTCGGTCTGTAGCGACACGTCGTCGAGTGCGCTGATGTCCACGTCGTCGCGGTGCATCATCTTCAGGTCGGCCCTGAAGCTCGGGTAGACGCCGTCGGCCGCGCTCGGCGCCGCGTAGGTCACGGTCGGGTAGCGCGCGTCCAGCATGAGCCTCTCGGTGAAGCCGACGGCCTCGAGCACGTGCGCGTCGCTGCTCACGCTCGCGTGATGCCCCGCCGCGATCAGGTCGAGGCAGGCGTCCCACACGGCGCGGAGGATCGGCCAGCGTGCGTCGACGCTCCCGAGCGGGGTGGCGCTCACGACGTAGTCGAGGCGCATGATCACCTCGGTCTCCCGGCGCAGCATCGCGCGCTCGGCGAAGCGATCGGTGAGGCGGTAGACCGCGAGCCCGGGGAGCCGCAGCTGCGGCACGCGCGTCGGTGCCGCGCCCGGTGCACCGAAGGCCGGGTAGCCGTACGTCGCCACGACGACGTCCTCGGTCGTTGTGGGCGTCAGCATCGCGTTGAGCCCGCCGAGGAGCAGCGCGCGCAGCGCGGTGACCTGCGGGTCGGTGGCGGCGTGGAGAGCCATTCAGCGATCCTCGTCGTCGTCGGGGATGTAGCTGTTCGGTTCGTTGCGCCAGACCTGCGCCACGGTCGCCTTCGCGTACTCGAGTGCGCCGATGATGCCGAGCTCCGAGCCGGCCCATCGCATCGTGACGCCGCCGTCGGATCGCACGATCACCGCGGCGTAGCCGATGGGCGGCGCATCGTCGCCCCTCTCGACGTCATCGGCGAGCGCGCGAAAATGCTTCCCCACGCGCTCGCGCTCGCCGCCGTGGATCGCGCGGAGCTTGGTGGACTTCGGCCCCTTCGGCTGATCGACGCTGCCGCTCATCGCCGGCTGATCCCGAAGCTCGCCGCGGTGGCCTGCACCCCGCTCGCGACGGTTGGCTTGAGGCCGTCGACCGCGCTCTCGTAGCGCTTCTCCTCGGCCTTCATCTTCACGTGCCAGAGCTCGGCGTCGGCGCCGCTCGTCATCGCGAGGTCGTAGAGGTGCATCGCGGATCCGTGACGCACCGCGCGCCGGAGCTCGGCCGCGATCGTGACGTCGACCTCGTAGACGGGTGGCGTGCGCATGGCGAGCCGGGCGAGGACGTCGTCGAGCGCCCACGTGCGGACGACGTCGGTGTCCGCGTCGCCGACCGCCGCGAGGTGCGTCTGCGCGGTGAGCTGCCCGCCGAGGTAGGCATCGAGCTGCGCGTGCGTCAGCACGTCGTCGACGTCGATCAGGTCGGCCATCAGAACCCCGCTCGGTGAAGTGCCAGATCGACGGCCGCCGACGCCTCGGCGAGGAAGGCCGACTCCTCGGCGCGCAGCGCCGGCTCGAGGAACGGGTGCGGTGGCGCGCCCGGGTGCTGCACCGAGCGCGCGAACGCGAAGCCTTCCGCGGCGGGGAAGCGGAGCGCGCGTCGGAAGCGCGCCCGGATCTCGTGAGCCGCCGAGCCCTCTTCGACCGCAAGCGCGTAGGGCGCGCCCGCCTCGACCTCGCCCGCGAGGTTGCCCGCCGACCACGACCCGGTGATGGGGAGCGGCTGGATGGACTCGCGGAGGTGCTCGGTTTCGCCAACCGGCGCGAGCTCGCGCGCGGTGGCCGCGATCGCTTGCAGCGCGGTCTCGAGCACCTGCGGCATGAGGGATTCGAGCTCGGCCTCGAACCGGGTGAGGCCATCGGCGAAGCCGTCTGCGTCGAAGTCGATCTCGAACACGGCGGCCTCCGGAGCGGTTGGAGAACGAGCCGTTGGGCGGCGTTCGCGCTCCCAACGGCCGACTTCTCAGCTACTCGGTCGGGCGCGTGCCCGGCTCGACGCGGCACCCGAACGCGACCGCGCGATCCACGTCGTGCCCATAGAGGTACGGGTCGAGGAAGCCCGTGCGCTCGAGCATGTCGGCGTGGCGCTCGGGGCACTCGGCCACGTGCCACGCGCCGACGACCACGCCGCGCGCGTCGCGCGGGAGCTCGTCGTGCGTGATGCTCGGCCGCGCGCGCTTTGCCTTCTTCGCGCGCTTCGGCTGCGACGTCGCGTCGTCGCCGAGACGTTCGCGGGAATCGGCGACCGGGCCAAGGCCCTCGTCGCCCATCAGGAGCTCGTCGTCGCGTCGCGTGAGTGCCTCGGTGTCGGTCATGCCGCCTTCGTCTTCTGCGCGCCACGCTTGCGGCCGCGCTTGGGGTAGAGGGCGCGCAGGCTCTTCGCGCGCGCGCCGTCCCCGGTCGATTCGTAGATGGCG